CGCAACCGTTCAATTTCGTCTGCGGCCTCATTTGGCCGATCTTTTGCAGCCTCCCGCAACCGTTGGTTTTCTTTTTTCAATTTCATATATTCCTCAAAGACATTGACAGTTTCAATCGTTTCCATCACTCATCCTCCTTCAGTGCGGTACGGGCAATTTCAATACAATCGTAAGGCTCGTAATCTGTTTCGTGCGCCAATATTTCTTTCAACGCTTCTCGCAACCGTTGGTTTTCTGCTTTTAATGGGTAGATTGTCTTAGCCCAGTTTTTATCAATCTCCGCATCTGTTTCCCTTACATTGTCGGCAAAGGTCTTCAACGCTTTTCGCAACCGTTCAATTTCGTCTGCGGCCTCATTTGGCCGATCTTTTGGCCGATCTTTTGCAACCTCCCGCAGCCGCTCAATCTCATCGGCGGCTTCATTTGTAAGCGCATTCACATCATGGCTTGTATGTATTCTCCATTTCAACCGTTCAACAATATCCATCAGTCAGCCCCCATGATCCTTGCGGCATCAATGCCCGTCAAAATAAGCGCCGTTCCTCCCGCCATAGCGAACAGTGGCAGTGCAGGAAGAGCGCCAAAAACAAAAACCACCATCACAAATACAACTGCTCCAATTGCAAGCAAATTGATCGCAAAACACTTCAACAACAAAGACAAATTGTCATCCATCACCACTGTACCTCCCCATTAATAACGATGTGCTCTCTTGTCCGATTGCCGATCTCGTCTTCCCAAATCGCCCACACGTTATCAGGCTCAAATTCGTATCGGATGAGGGTTTTCATTGGATATATTCCTTTTCCATGTCTCTTTGATCCACAAGATGCCATTTGCCATTTTTGTCAGGACCAGCAACTACGCCCCAAGCGTCCTTTAAATGGCAATCCGTATTTTCACCTTGCGACCAATGTTTAATTGGCAAAACTTCATCGCCCACGATCATTAGCTTATTGTTAATATCAATCGTTACACTCATGACCGCACCATCCCGCAATAGCCCTTTGCCTGATCTACTGGTTCCCTTGAACCATCCACCTTGTACCGCATAGGTGCGTGTTCATCCCACCGCCAAGCCATGCACGTTTTGCCAATGCAAGCGGCAGCAAATTCTGGTCTATTCATGCTCATGGGGCATCCCATTTTGTCAGCCTCCTCAGGCGTTACATAGTGCGGGTTGTCATTCATTTCGGTGGCTCCGGTAATGGCATCCAATGGGTGGGCTGTCTCATTGGAAGATATGTGTCTTGATAACACCATTCAGGTTGGACGACACTCCAACAACCTATTTGAATTCCATACTTATTATATACCAGAACATTCTGCCCATTCTTCGGCGCTGTTTCTATTGGTTGCCATGTCATTTTGGTAACTCCGGTAATTCCATCCACCATTTTGGTGCAAACCAAGTACCCCAAACCCATTCAGAGTCTGGCTTTTTACCCTCCGCACCGGCATCTTCGGGCCACATATCGTATGACTCCCAATAGCCTGACTCCACCCAATCGTCCCCATCTGCATCCCTACCGCCCAATAGAATTAAACGATCTTTCGGAGCAGTTTCTATCGTTTTCCATTCAGACATTTTTAACTCCCATTGCTTTTGTAAGATCAAGTGTAACCTGTGGCATACTGACGGTGCTGTGCATCCCGCCTAATTCAGCGTAGCCCTCAATGTCGTCCCAATGGTCACGGAAGTTATGATCTCCCGACAGGATGCGTCCGATCTTCATTGCAATCATTTCAAGAGACTCACGTTGGATATCGTTCAAACGACCCCAATTGTGACCCGTCATCATTACAGATTTCAAGTTTTGGCTTGTTTCGGCGGTATTCTTGAAATCGCCGTGTGTCTTCATCTTAACCATATCCATTTGTCTCTCCTTAAACAAAGTTCTTGCTAGAACGTTTCATGTAACTCTCAGCTTCCTTAACCAACTCAGAAATCGTTGGAGGAAACTTGGCTTTCGTTAGTATCCCGTATGACGGGTCCGATAATTTGCGCAATACGTCTGGCGGAAACCTTTCTAACGCCTCTGCTGCGTTTTTGAGGAATGTCGGTGGGTCCGTCAGATTGTTTAGGTTGAAGCTGTACATGATCTTCTTCACGCACTCCTCCGATGTCATCAAGTCCGTACTCTTTTGCCCATTGAGCCTTTTTGCGTTCACTTGCCGCCTCCAATTCTGCAAACGCTTCTGCGATCTGTTGGTTCTTCGTTACTCTCTCTTTAGATTGCTTCCCGCCTAAAGCGGCGGAAAGGTATGCAATCGGATCACGAACACCTTTGTTGTCCGCTACCTGTAAAATGCGAAGAATTTCATCCTTATCGCCATTCGCAAGTTTCAAGCATTTTTTTACAAAGGTTCTGGCGGTGATATCCGCCACGCCCAATCCCATAAGCATTCCCACCGCCTGATCCCAAAAATACTTATCCTCAGTTTCTGGCTTCTCCTCGTAGTTCTCAAATATGCGAAGTACTGGATCGTCAAGGTCTGATGATGACTGGTTCCATGATTGGTTAGTAATAGGTTCTATGTACCGTTTTTGGTACTGCTTCAAAGGAAAAACGGTACTGCTTACGGGAAAAACGGTACTGCTTTTAGATTTAACGCTTCTTTCCTTTTCAGCCTTACGCATCATAAAAGTAGTTTGAAGATTCCGGCAAAACCCATCATCTTCTGTCATTGATCTAAAAAACTTACTTTCAGCGGCACGCGCTTCTTCGTAGGTGTCAAAAGTCTCTAAGATCGTTTTTTCTAGAAAGACGCCCTTCTCCTTCATCTCCTTAACCCACGCACCGCTTCCAAGGTATGAATCCACTAACGGATCGCCATTGAATGCGCGTATTCCAACGTAATATTCATCCGTCTCTGGGTTGATTACCTTGTAAAGATAGTTAGTTTTTCCTTCTGTTGGAAAACCAGCAAGCCTGTAAACGATTACAGATTTTGTCGCTCCGACTCGTTTGGATGTATCTTCCAAATAGCCAGCTTCAATCAACGACTGAATTGACTTCATTACAGTTTTTCTATCCTGACTCATATCCAGAGACAGGCGGTCAATTGATGGATAGCAAAGGCCATCATAGCCAGCATAGTTTGCCATCATGACAAGGCAGAATTTTTCTGTGGTACGAGCAATATCTTGCTTCAAGGCCCAACTAATAGCTTCAAACGACATGACACACACAATCTATTGTAATGCGCTTCGTTTCGGACTATACCGCTATTAGTCCTGACTGACGCTGACACAGTTGAGGATTAGGGATTGCCGTCCCGTTACCCTTTCAAGCGGCTCCGGATTACTCCGGGGCCGTTTTCTTTTTAGGGCCGGGCCACTTTTTAGTCAAGCGTTTTGGCTTCCAACCAACAATGAAGACCGTAATCTCCACCCCGTGATACAACTCAGCAGCCTTCTTACGAAGCCTGTAGGCGGCATCTTTCATCGTCCCTGTGGATTTTACCTCTTCGATGATCTCCTTGCCTGTAGCCACCTCTGTGTACTTAAAATCAGGGGTGTATGTGCAATAGTGTTTCCCGTTAATCTGAACAGGATACTCTGGCTGTAGGGTAAGGTTCTTAATGAACCCCGCCTTCTCAGACAATTTCAAATCAGCATATCGTGAGGCTTCGCGTTTGGAATCAAACACGATACCATCGATAGTCCGCTCAAGCTTCGGCGCTACTTTGTACTTCACTGGCATTTGGTGCATCCTTTGGAAAGAAATCGTCTTTGGTTAAAATGATGCCCCGTTGTTTTGCCGCAACCATAAGTTCAATCTGGCGGCGATGCGGAATTAATCCACCCGTGCCACCCTTAGTCATTGGCCACATCCATTTGTAAACACCTTGTGTAGACATAGCGAGCATACCCGCCACCGCCCTTGGCCCACCTAGCTTTGTAATTACCCTGTTTGCAATCAAATGCATGTCTTTCTCCTAAACTCGATGTTGACAACCTATATACGCCTGTGCATATTGTCAACACCATTGAGGGAGAAAAGTGAAATGGTTGAGTTTACGAAAAAATGGACATGGGAAGAGTTAAAGCAATTACGCGAAATGGTGGATAAAGGTTGGTCCGCCTCAGCCATTGCAACAACAATGAGGCGTACAAGAAACGCAGTTATCGGAGTATGCAATCGCAACAATATTCAGTTGCAAAACAAAAACGGAAAAATGATGGCTGCGGAAAAGGCTCGAATGCCCCCGAAGCCAAAGAAAGTACGACCAATTAGAGAAAAACTAAAAGACATCAAACCGTTTTTAGAGCCGCTACCAAAGGTATATATCATCAAAAGGATTACACCGGTTGAGGATGTAAACTTTATTCCACTAAACAAAAAGATTACTGAACTCCGCCACGCAGACTGTCGGGCGGTAATGAGCGAAATCACAATGGGGGACACCCTTTATTGTGCGCACGAGGTGGTCCCCGGAAAATCATGGTGTCCATATCATATGATGAAATACACCTACCCAATTGTAAAAAGAAGCACTTGAGTAGTTGACAAATATGAGAAGTACTGGAATAACAGGGTTGCCAACACAGGAGAGAGCAAATGGCACTTACCGCAGAACAGAAAGAGTTCCGCTCCAAGCTATTGGGCGGATCGGATGCCAACGTAATTATGGGTGGCAATGAAGATTATCTAATGAACCTTTGGCTTACCAAAACAAAGCAAAAGGAAGACGATGATCTCAGTGACAATCTAAACGTACAAATGGGTGTCTATACAGAACCGTTTAACATCCAGTGGTTTACAAAGCAGACAGGAAGGGTTGTGACCGATAATGGTACTCAACGAATTTCTCCTTATCATAGCTTTATGGGCTGTACTTTGGACGGTATCACTGATGGTGGAGTAACAGTCTTTGAGGCAAAGCATGTATCTGCGTTTGCAAAAGACGATGAGGTTTTAGACAAATACTATCCACAACTTACCCACAACATGTTAGTATGTGGTTTGGAGAAGGCTGTACTTTCCGTTTTCTTTGGAAATGGTAAGTGGGAGAAGTTTGATGTATCGCTTGACGCTTTATATTCAGACATCTTAATTGGCGCAGAAGCCAAGTTCTGGGACTGCGTGGAGAAGAAAATCCCGCCGATCAACATTCAAGTTCGCGCACCGATTGAGGCTGTCCGTAAAGTTGATATGACGGGTAATAATGCATGGGCTAACTTTGCCCAACAGTTGAAGATGAACTCAGTAGCCAACAAACTGTACGATGAGGCGGTAAAGGGGCTAAAGGGTTTGGTTGAGGAAGATATGCTTGAAGCCTATGGCTATGGCATTAGTTTTAAGCGCGACAAGCGTGGCGCATTACGCATGAAGGGAGAGTAAAATGAGAACCAGTATAGACACTGATAAACTTGCTACAGCTATGTCTTTGGCACAGTTTGATTTGGTAAACCCACCTAAAAACAAAACCAACCCGCACTTCAAATCTTCGTATGTTGATTTAAGCGATGGATTACAAGTAATCCGCAAGTGTTTCTCTCAGCATGGTCTTGCCTTTACCCAAGGCACTTCCATTGCGGATGGAATAATCATTCTTAACACACGGATCATGCATTCTTCTGGTCAGTGGATTGAGTCAGACTATCCTGTCGGTGGTTTTGGTAAGCCGCAGGAGATGGGCTCAGGTATGACCTACGCTCGCCGCTATGCCCTGTTCAGCATGGTTGGCGTAGCCGGTGAGGACGATGACGATGGCAACGCCGCACAGTCCGCAACACCAACGCCTGTAAAAGCCACCAAGGCCATTACAAAGCAAATGGAGCCGGGTGTCAGCCCAGACGATAGCACCAAGCTGCTGGGCGTTATCAGGGGCGCTATGAAGTTCTGCAAGACGGTGGAAGCCCTCTCCGATTGGGCGGGTGAACACAAAGAGCAGATCGCCATCCTTCTCCCTGCACACCGCAAGGAACTGGAAGCTGAATACAAATCCTATCGGGATGAGTTGAAAGCGAATGGCTGATACGATCTATGCGCGTCGAAGGGGGAGCAAGTTAGAACCCTGCTCCCTCATAGACGAAGAAGCGTTGATGGAATTTCCTGAGAACAAGGATTTGTCCATTACGATAGCGCGGACGAGAAGTAGTCGGCAGCACAGGTTCTTTTGGGGGCTGCTGCACAAAGTATGCGAAAACCATGAGACGTATCAGAAACCAGAACAGCTACTGTTATGGATAAAGGTCCGCCTTGGGTATGTAGAAGAAGTTCGGTTTCATAATGACAAGGTTTGGTGGGTTGCAAAGTCTACTAGCTTTAACGCAATGGGACAGGATGAATTTGGGAAGTTTCTCAACGCCGCTTTGGATTTGATTGTTGAAGAAGTTATTCCCGGAATAACAATAGATGAACTATTGTTTGAAGTACAAAAAATGGTCGGTATCAGTATTAACGAATTAAGGAGTGAAGAAAATGGCATGGGAAAGTAAACCCGGTGATATCTCGTTGTTTAAAGCGGGAACAAAAAAGAACGAAAAACAGCCCGATTGGAGGGGGACTGTTAACATCGATGGCGTGGACCATGAGGTTGCGTTGTGGAACAGAACCACAAAGTCTGGTGACACATTTCTTTCCGGTAAGGTGGGCGATGAAGCCAAACCAAAGCTTGGTATTGGGTTCACACCCAAAAAGACTTTCACCCCAACAGAGAAGCCTAAGCAGTCGTTTTCTAGCGATTTAGATGACGATCTGCCCTTCTAAATCATGGCAAAGCGCAAAAGACTTTCAACGACACAACGGATAATCCTCTTTCAAAAACATGGAGGCATCTGTCACATATGTGGAGGTAAAATTGGAATTGGCGAAAGTTGGGAACTTGAGCATATTATTCCTTTTGCGATGGGCGGTGAAGATAACGAAAGCAATTGGGCTCCAGCGCACATCAAATGCCATAGAGACAAAACGACTATTGATGTGGGTCAAATTGCAAAGGCTAAACGGCGCGAGGCGCGTCACCTTGGAGGTCACACTTCAAGGTCGCCGTTACCTTTTGGTAAAAAATCTCCGTTGAAGCGGAAGATGGATGGAACTGTAGTAAGGAGGTACGACGATGGCACTAATTCTACCGGATGATTTTGATCCAAATCTTAAAGACAACCCCTTGGATAATATCTTTGACCATGCCTTTCCTTTGGCGGACAAATTATCAATGTTTGTCAACCAGTCGGCAGAGGAAATGAAAAAGAACGATCCAGATTTTTCGGATATGTCAGATGTTATCATTGTTCACAGCGTGGCTTTGATGCTGATTGTCTGCATGATGAACCGCGAAGTCTTGGAGGACAATACTTTGGATATGACATTCAAAAAGATCAAAGGGATAACTCAAGAATACTTGAAGCATATCCTAACGGTCGGTAAGGAAAAATCACATTGATTGTTCAACTCAATCCAACAATGCCTTTGCTGACTCCGAAAGGACCAGCATTGGCTCACTTCCTCATCGACTACGGTGAAGAACATCACTTGATGTGGGTTTGCGTACAGGAGAATACGGGAGAAATTTGGACTTGGCCCAACACTCAAATTAGAGCGCAGACCAATCCAAGTTTTAACCGCCCTAAAATACCTAATGTAATGTATGGTACAGTCAAAGATGTCACAGCCCCTAACGCCTCAACAAATGGTGATCTGGACCGTAAATGCTAAACCAAGGGAGCAAATTCTTATGCTTCGTATCTTGGAAACGTATAGACGCAAACAGTTTACCGCTACGATTGAAGAGATAGCCAGTCTGAGTCATATGTCTATTGGGACCACGGTGCGCACTCTTAACGGATTGCGTGACCTTGGATGGCTTGACAGTTCCAGAATGTACAAAAAGTCTGGACGCAATTTGCCTGTAGTCAGCAATTGCGAATATGTCATCACGATTGGAGAAAAAAAAGAAGAGGACTCGAAAACCAAGCCCTCTTTTTAAGTCTAGGAAAACACCCGCCCGGACCATTCCGGGTGAGGTGTTTACCCTACCATACGAAATGCAATGTTTTCAACCCTAGAAACTCTTGCACCCCAACCTTTTCCAAACGCACCCCAAGTGGGCAATCCCTGCAAGAATGCTAAACGTTCTTCGCAGATTCGCGTAGCAATGTCACGTATGTTAGACGTTTCAAGAGCAGCAAGCGTGGCGGGACCGATGGACCCATCCGTTGCCACACCGACAACCGACTGAAGGGTTTTTGCGGCTCTGGACGGCCCCGAATTGATGGCAAAATCAAAGACTGCATAGTCTACACCGGAGGGAAGTTCATCTCCCTTGATTTTATCCCAATATTTGCTTTTGTATAGCGGCATTACGTCTTTGGGCGTTAAAGCCTTGATGTCATTTTTAGACACTTCATGGCCTACATAGGCTTCCCACGCCGCTTTTGTACAACCTAGATTAGTTGCCCCGCCGGGATCGCGAGGGTCATCGACGAACCCACCCTCTTCTTTTAAAATGAGGGCAAAGCACTGTTCCCAATTATCTTTCACGGTTTATTCCTTTGGAGAGGGGGAGTGTTGATGTGAAGCGCCAAAATAATACGACAGGACCAAAGTCAATGCCGCATCAAGCGTTCCAAGCATACGAGAGATAAGTTCCTTCATATTATCTGGAACCGTACCATTAAACAAATGCCATTGGATGAATACCCAAGCCGCTACAACGATAAATGCAATAGCGCGAGGGGTCCAATCATGCGTAGCAATTGCCATGCTGCGAGCGGAAGCGCGGTCGTCTGCTGCAATACGCTATAGATCAATGTCCAAAGACTTCATTTGAGTTTTGAAATCAGCATCAATCTTTTTAAGCGCAGCCAATTGGTCGCCCGTAGGATTGGCGAGAGCAGCCTGAATATCTTCGTCGCTGCCGTCCTGATGGCCAAACAACGCCCCAGAGAGGGCTTTCACAGCTATACCCGCGACAGGGCCGCCTAGGGCTGTGGCAATGGTAGGAGCGACTGATCCCAACAGGGGACCAAAAGTTTTAAGAAGGTCCATTTTACTTCACCGTTATCATGAGGATTATACCGATTATACCAATACCAACTACCAAAAATCCAATGATGCTGCTTATCATAATTAGATCATCCTGTGTTTCTTTTTGCTGTTTCATGGCTGCTGCGGCTTCCCTAGCCGCTTCTTTCCGCATCTCAGTTACTTCTTTCTGAATTGCCGTCCAAGCCGCCATGCCGTATTGGCTCACGAACATATTCTTGACATCAGCAGCCATCTGCTGGGCTTTGGCTTTAGTGGTATAAATCTTAACGGCTTCAGCCTCAAAGTCGGCTTGAGATTGGAATAGTTTCTTTTTGCGTGGCTCAGAAGTCAATTGGACGATTTGAGCAACCTTAGCAAACAACCCACCTACCTTGTCGGCAGTCTCCATTACGTCCTGACCCGCATCAACGGCAGACTTAATCGTATTATATAAAGCCGTTGCGCCAGCAATCAGTGTAATTGGGTCCATTATACCCGCCCTTGTGCTATCCTGAGAGCGTGAACTATAGCATCATCTGGCATATTCAGCATTGGCTTTGTGCCATCATCAAGTGCCTTTTTCGCTTGCTTAAAGAGTTTATCTACCTCTGGAATACGCCCGCCTGTTGAACGATTAATGCGTCCGCCATTAGCGCGGTTTGTAAACTCTACATCGCCGCCCTGTTTAAATGAACGAAACCCACCAGCCTTGGCAGCTTGCATAAATTTCTTTGAAAAAACAACGCCTTGATGGGTTCCCATTTTGTCTTTAAACTTACCTTTGGGGTCAGCCAAACGGAACAAACCCTGAACCTTTGCACCCGGATCAAGACGGCGGGCTTCTTTTTCTAAAACACGGGGCAGATAGTCGCGATAATAATAACGGTGACCGTCAATAACGTGACCATTCCCAATCGGCGCATACATAAGAGGGTCTTCCTCGTCTAAGGGGTGCAATTTAACTTGTTGACCAGTTTTATGTGCCTCTTGCAAACCCTGTACAATACGTTTTGTTGTTTGTTTCCCAAAATGATTTTCTAAAATCTTTACAGTGTCTGGCGTTATGTTGGTTGGGTCAAAAGATAAATGATTATTCGATTCATCTTTTAAATTGATAAAACCATAATCAGGCGTAACAGGGTCAACTCCATAAACATCTTTACCAGTGACGCTGCTACGGCCTCTATTTCCAATACGAATATGGTCTAAGGGCGATGCACCAGCCCGTTCGGCATTCCTATACCAAGGTGTAATGCTAACGCCATTTAAACCTTCATTTACTGCATCAGCTAATGTTTGGCGAACATACCGTTTTGTCGATGCTTCTACCGAATTAGTATAAGGGGCATCAGCAATTTTGCCGTAATCATTTACATGCTGCCGGTGATAGTCTCTATGTGCTTTCCAAGCCTCGTTTCTTTCGTCAACAGACATTGAAGAATGAATTAATTTTTTGGATGCCTCATCTCGTTTGGCTCTTAACTGGTCATCGATATTTGGGTTATAAGGTTCAGAAATAATTCCTTTCTTTTCGGCTTTTTGGGCGCGTTCAGGCTGAATTTCTTCAATATTTTTAAATTTTGCTCCATTTGGGTTTTCCGCAGATGGTTCAAATGTCGCAACATTATGCCTAATCCAACCAGATTTGTTTAAATTATCAGTGTTTGCATAATGTCCTTCTTTAAAGTTTAAAGCATTAGATGTTTTATTTTCGCGTTCATTTGCTTCTTCGCCATGAGTAATGCGAATGGCATCATCGTCTGATAATTGATCATTGAAATGGGTATCTATATAACTGCCATACTCATTGTAAACGTTTGGTAATCCCTCTTGATCGCGTTTAACGGTCCATTTTGTAGGATCAGCTTGCCATTCCAAATGTTTGTCTATTTTCCTTTCAGGGAAATGATAAACATCTTCTCCGTAATTTGACAAATGTGGGTTATCCATAGACAAAATTTTATATTGCGGTTTGCCGGAAACACTCGTTTCTCCTAAACGCCTCCGCATCATTTTAGGTTGTTGATTTTCAATATGCTCTGCCAAGTCAGCGGGTGACATTTCACCCATACCGCCAAACGTATCGGATAGTCTTATATCCTTTGGGTGGCTTTCGGGCGTTGTAATGCCAGTATAACGCATTTCATCCGGATGAACGTCATGCTTTTCGTGAAGCGTTTTTACCAGCCTTGCAATATCTTGTGGTTTTTCCTGATTAGGAAAACCACGAAGTGCTTCAGCAGCACGGCTGTAGAAACCCAGTTCGTTAACTTTACGGTTAGGGAATTGAGGAGCGTCATCAGGGCTATCAACCTCACCACCGGGGCCATATCCTACACGCCCGCCAGTTTGATGGCCTGTAGGCTGCGGCTGTTGGTTATTAGCGGCAATGGCTGCACGGCGGTAGAAATTGATTGATGACTTGTTGGAAAAATCCAACAATGCCTTAATCTTTTGCCAGCTTGTTTGGTTTAGTTTTGAAGATTCAATTTCTTTTGCAAGAGCAATTGCTTGCGCGGGGTCATTGCTTGCAAGCATGTTAAACATCTTACGAGCGCGACGATCCTGCAATATTTGCCTGACATAACCATACCCACCATTGGCAAGGGCGATTGCTCCATATGGAGTACCAAACAAATATGCACGTTCTGCTGAACTCAAAAGAACACCGGCAATGCTTTTGCCATTCAAACCAGCGGGTGCTGTTAGTCTGTCAAAGAACGAACGGCTGGTTTTTGTGTTACTTAACATCTGCCCAACTTTATCCTTGTGGAATTGTTGAGCAATTTCAATCGCACGATTAAGCGTATCGTAATTTGATGGACCGGCTTTGGGGGGTGTTCCCTTGGGGGTAAAATCAAAAATGCTTCGAGTTAATGCACGATTTTGCGAGTTGGATAATGCATTATTCCAATGTTTAACGCCATCTTCACCCTGAGCCAAAATCGTAGAAGCCTGACGCAATGCGCCAGCTTGATATAAAGCTGCCTCGATATCAGTTAGATTTTTACCAGTAGAAAGAGCCGCTTCGCGTTTTAGCGGGTTAGTTTCATAGACCAGCGCATGTATGAAGTTTGCCCCATCTTGTAGGGCATTGCTTCCCTCTTTAATGTCGCCGACTGTTTTGCGGGCAGCTTTAAGAGGGCTTTCCATTTTTTTAGATTTAAAGTAATCATCTATGCTAGAACGAATAGATGCTGAAAAGTTTTTGGATTCAGTTGTACCTTGACTGTACAATTGATTGGCTAAACGATCCCAAAACTCCAATGGCGCACCAGAAATTATACCATTTGGTGTGTTAAATCCAATGGTAAGTTTCCCGCCGTTTTGCGAATAAAATTGATGAACCGGAGGCTCTTGATATCGATCCCGGAAAGAGTTCATCTCCCTTATGGTTGGCATAATAGCCTTTTGCACAGACTCGTTTTTAAGCGTGTTTTCTAAACGATTTGTAAGTACAGACGGGAATTGATTGAAAATTGGCGTAAAAGTGTTTCTATAAATATCATCACGAACACTTTTTGCTAAGTCAACCGCATCTTGAAATGATTTAGGGGGCTCGTCAATCATATCCTTTTTGTTTTTTATAAGCCAATTGTTCAACCCCGATAGCATGGCTTCGTCTTCAGCACCCTTTAACATGCTGCTGGTTAAATTGTCAGCATTAGTAGACATTTGGCGGTAGCCGTTATACATAGCGGTCTTCGCAGCATCCAATGCCGGATGATCCAAATCAGCGTTGTTACGAAGCATTTTCATAACGTCTGCTGGCGCTCCGCCCACAGCCATAGATGAAAGAATAGCACTCTTGGCTTCAGGACCACCCTGCGCAATTTCTTGATCGCGCATAAATTGTAATTCTTTGGATGATAAACCAGTAAAATCGCCAGTCTGTTGCGCTTTCAATACCTTTTGAATAACTTCTTGACGCGCAGCCATGTTGCCAGATGTTAAACCGACAGAACCCAACGCTTTATCACTGACACCTAATGCCGACCCGACAGAACCTAATGGGCGGGATAATGTTTTCTCAGCAGTCACAGGAGACAGCAGAGCGCCCCCTACACGGGCAATGCCTTCGTATGGAGTGCCTTCTGTAGCCTGACCAGCCAACTCCGACCCAGCGCCCGCTATAGCTGCTGTGCCAAGCCTTTTGACAATAGAACCTTCTCCGCCAAACACAGATGGGAGGAACGACCCTACAGATTGAGCCACCGCACCTTCGCGACTTTTTGGTTCATAATTTGCACCGGGAACATATTTCTTTTCTAACTCAGTTAGTGCCTCACTGGTTGGAATAGGACCAACCCAACTGCGATTAGGTGATTCGCGAGCAGCTTCTACATCTTTCCAATTCTTGTCCGCAGTGCCGGGTTCAGCATAACCATAATGTTCTCTTGCTTTGTCTACGTAATACTTACCGCCTTCGCCCAAATACCGGACAGCGCGTGCCACATCTCCGGGTAAGCCAGCTACTTGAGCAACACCTAATTCAACACCAGAACCTAAACTTTTAGCAACATCAGATACGCTTCCGGGTTCATACTGTTTTGTTGGAGTAGTAGACGCGCTTGCTTGTTCTTCCGCATTTGCTGTCCCCGGAGCGGGTCCGGGCTTATCGCCAAATGTAGACAAGTCAAAGCCACTCGAAGCCTTCTGTTGCTTCGGTGCTGGTGCTGAACCAAATTCATCATCAAGGTTTATTTGCGGCATAATGACCTCACTTATTTGAAATATTCACTCAGGTGAAGATGTTTTACACCAACATATGGACCGTAGGTTTTGTCAGCCCAAGCATCAAACTCCTGCGGAGTAATGGCTTTTGACATAAGAAGCGTTGCAGGATTTTCGTTTTTTGGACCTTGGTTAGGAAGCATTGGATTTGGCATAATCTTAGTTTTATTGTCAAAGATATCGCGCAAAAGCTGCTGATCGCGATTAAACAGCGCCGGAGGATTTGCATCCGCCATAACTTGTGCGCCTGACGTTCCCATGCCAAATGATCTGTTGCCATATTCACGCATAACTTCGCCGTTAGCTTTGTCACGGCGGTTAGCAATCAACGCTGCTGTTAACAGTTCATTTGAAGCACCCTTCTGCAAATCAGCGCCCGGTTGAGCACTACGGAGAATGGATTTCCACGTTGCAGCGGAATCTTGACCCAAAGCCTGAGCGGCAGTTGCGCTTAGTTTGTCCACAATTTGCATATCTGACAATGCGTCTGGGCTCGATACGCCTAGTTTTGGCAATATGCCGGGAAGTGCCGTATTGAAGTAATCATAAGCAACACGCCGCCAAGCAGCACCAGAGCCAGCCTTCAACGCGCCATGATCATCAAGTCGAGTGATGGCCTGTATTTGTTGATACAGGTTTGGTTGGGTATTTGTAGCAACCTCATGGCCAAATTGCGCACGTTTAGCATCATCACGGAATTGCGCCTTAGCGCCCTCCTCATCGCCCATCATGCGGTTCATGTCGCTTTGTTTGTACTTATCAAACACAAACGACTTATTGACTGCTTCCGGGGCATCGCCTTGGCCGCCCACTGGACCAAACGCAATATCTTTTTGCGTAGGTTGGTAGTTAGACGCAGTAAAGTTCTCAACGCCACCTTCACCTGTAATAGGCGCGTTAGGATCGCCCAATGGAGAGCCGGAAATTTGTTTAAGCGAAACACTTCCATCAGGATTTCTAACGTATTGCATTGGGTATGGACCCAACTTCGTAACACCCTTCATCATGGTTTCAGCTTCAGACTGACCCGTCAATGCGCGTTCGCGAGCCGAAGTAGCCTCATTAGCCATAGTTGCGCGTTGCTCACCTTGCTGTGCAAGCATTGTGTTAGCGTAATCATGCCCTGCGCGAGTGAGGTTTGAACCAAAATCACCGCCAGCAAGCAGATTTGCTCCAAAGTTTAATGCAGCCATCTGGCGCATATCGATTGGGGGTGGAGCATTATACCACTGCTTAATACCCGGAGCGACTTCCTTCGTAGCATCGTTCATGGTTTGTGGAGCAGCTTGAGCCACTTGAACACGCTTAGGAACAACAGGAGTAGTTGAACCAAATTGATCCAAATCTATTTTGGATGGCATTGCACTTTCGGCGCTATCATAAACGTCATTGATAACATTTTTTGGGATGATAGGGTTTGTTTTTCCCGAAACAACGTTACTACTTGGCAATCCGCCGCCCTCGTCTGGCCGCCTTACCATATTATATCTTTTTGCCGTTTCAAATGCCCTCTGACGTTCATCATACTGTTCCGGGGTAAGTGTTTCTAAAACACTTGGGGCCGGATTAGTTCTCATGGCAGCAACTTCAGCCGTTTCACGCGATGTATCATTTGGATTTTCTGGACCACCGGCAGTGGGCAAATTAGTAGGTTTGTTATACTCGCGCATACCTTTATAAGATTGCCTAATTTTATTTACATCAGGTGTTCCTGTTAAAAAACTGTTAACACCACGCATGAAAGCATTTGATCCTTTTGGACTATTGTAATCATGCAAAGCATTGAAATAATCTTGTTGCGCAGCCTTTTCTATTTGATCATCATTCCAGTTTTCAGGATGCCCCATATCCAAAGCAGCTGTAGGTGCATCACCATAAGTACCAGCGCCACCACCAACTTCCTTATGAATGCGACCACCATTTGCACTTGGGATAACACCCTTTGCAGCAAGAGCAGCAAGTTGAGGAGAGAGTACACCCCCACCAGAACCAGCCTCATCTGAAGCGATTTGAGAGATGTCAGATTCCGTAGGCATCCCATACATCATGCTAATAGGTGCATATCCACCGGCAGCATAGTGATGCGGATGGATACGGCCACCACGCTTTTCAGCGGAATCTGGGTCACTTGTTCTGGCATCACCAACTTGAGTATCAGCTTCAGCTGTTGCTTGATCGCGGGCAGCTTGCTCTTTAGCGTCTTGATCGGCTATAGCTTTATCCGATTCTGCTGCTTTATTTTGGTCAGAAGAACTTCCAATACCGGCACCCGGTCCATGACCTTCCGTTGTAGCGCCAACACCAGCAAGACCAGATTGATCTGGTGACGCAGCGGGGCTAACACCGGAAATATTGCCTTGACCATTCCCAATAGTGGTTGGGTCTGCAACAATTCCATTACCTGATGATGCATTTTCTTGAGAAGTTGTATTAGGAACAATTCCATTTCCTAATGGTGCATTTTCCTGAGCAGTTGTATTAGGAACAATTCCATTACCTACAATTCCAAGACCTTGTTTAGATGCATCCATCCGCGCACGATCAGCCGCAGTGCTTGCATCCATTTCATTAGTAAGCTGTTGTTCAAAAGGCTTGTTAAAGTAATTTTGTTCATTTTGTTTTGCTACAGCAGCATTCTTGTTATACGCAGATTCAATAGCAGCTAATGCATCTTTATTAGTTGCTGTTGCTAAGTTTAACCCACCAAAAATTGCTGGGTTGTTTGCTATTTTTGATTGCCCAAGCGTTTCAGAAAGCAACGCATCTGGTTTGCTATAAAGCGATGAAAGGTCTGGCGCACCAAGAAGATGCCCGCCATATACTTGTCCACCAGTTGGGTTTGTAACCCCATATGAACCAAGCACACCAAGTGTTTCTTTTCCTAATCTTGCTGTTCCAGCAGCAGCATCATTAAGATTTGTTGGATCTATACCAAGTTTTTCTGCGGTTTGTTTTGTTATTTGGAAATCGCCTAAGGCTGAAGATTTGTTATTTGATGTAAGGGCTCCATTTTGACTTTCTAAATTACGAACGGCTTCTAAATATCCTGCTGGTAAACCAGCTTTTTGTTCTTCGGCAGAAAAGTTTACGTAGTTGCCAGCGGTAGCTTTTGAAGGTGCTGTATTAGAGGCGGCAACAGCGTCTGAAGATTCAACAGGAGCCTCACTCACGACACCTTTGTATGTTGGATCGTAAGGCGTTGTGTTTACATTATCTTTGTTATAATTGTATGAACCCAATGCAGCGCCAAGCAGCCCTCCAATAGGGCCACCTACTAAGCTACCAAGTGCGCCTCCAATTAAGCCCCCGGTTGTGTTTTTACCAGAGTTGAATGTGTTTCCGGGTCCGCCGCCAGAATTATAAGGGCCATATCCTCCGCCTCCAACAGGACCATTGCTGCTGTTAAATTCAGGGGAATATGTAGCGTTTTGTGCTGTAACTGGACCATTTCCTGCATTGTCACGCGCATTTCCGCCACCGTCACGGGTTGTATCCGTTGCGGTTGGTGAAGTTGCCGCCGCTGGCGTAGTTTCTATTGGTTTTACAGCCGCAACAGTTGCGTCATCATATGGGGCGGTGGCCCCATAAAACGCTTTTTGATAATCTTGATACGCCTGATCAAGAATTGGCTTGGGTGCATGGCTTGCGACTAATTTTTGATATCTGGTATATGCATCTACAATGCCTTCAGATGTTGGCCCCCCGCCGGTTGCATAACCAACTACACCACCTTCATTATAGTTAATTCGACCTCCGGTTTTAACCATTGGCAAAGCGTTACCAAAAAAATTCATACCAGCAGATGCTGCGGAATAGGGATTTTGAGCGTTAATAGAACCGGGATTGGTAAGGCCACCAAGAACCGTAAGGCCACCCAATAATCCACCAGCGGTACTAGTTGTTGGAGAATACCCTGTCGTAGTTCCACCCATAGCTGGAGCCGCACCAGAAGCAAGGCCAGCGTAGTAGCTGAGTTGCTGATACGGGAATGCTTGCTGGTTCATATACTGCTGATAAGCAGTTGATAGCTGGGCTTGACGCTGCTGCTGTTCCGCAGAACCATAGCCATACTGTGCCTGTGCTTGCTGCAATGCAGCTTGCTGACCTTGGGTTCCAAGGTTTGCTAAATTGAGGGCGTTGGTTGACTGCAAACTTCTATTTTGCAATTGAGTTGCAAGATCGGTCTGTTGCTGATTATTGAACTGCCCCTGAGCCTGTGTATAGCCCTGATTAAGAAGATTTGAAATCGTTGCGTTGTTTGAAAGGTTTTGTTGACGAGCAAGTTCTGCTTGGGCGATACCAGCGCGATCACCACCAAAAGCACCCTTTTGAATAGCATTTCCCAACACTTGTTGTTGCTGTTGAGCGTTAGTTTGATTGATATTTGCAACAGCAGAATTAACCACATCATTTAAATACGGGTTCATGTACTTGTTGACATTTTGTTGGTTATATTGCTGCATTTGTAATGGGCTTGCAGCATTGTTAACCATTTGTTCAGCTTGTTGAAACACTGGTTGCGTTCCGCCTTGCAGACCAGAAATTGTCTGACCAGCTTGTGCTTGATCTGGAGATAATGGCGCAAGAAGACCGGCGTTGTAATTTTGATACTGCGCAGCCGTTGCTGGCGTATATTGAGGATATGGCGCATTAGATTGCTTTGCAGCACGACCAAGAATATCCGTAATTGCGGATTTGATCTCTGGTGGTGCTTGATAGCTAGTTGAGGCCGATGACCCGAACAGCGAACTGCAAAATGAACCCATAACCTAAATCCTTACTGTACGTGATTATCCGGTTTTTCATCGCTATTGTTGTAAATGAAAAACGCACCCGCCTTACGCATTTGACGTTCTAACAACTTAATCTTAGCTTCAGTCCGAACGTTAGAGACAATACCCATCAAAAGCGGGATGCCAACTTGATCAGAATAGCTTTTAGCAAAGGAAATAAGAGCCTTTGCTCTTGTAGACCGACGATATTTTGGTGCAACAAAGTTAAACACATCGTTAAGACAGAATGTCTTAGAATACCATAATTTGTCAATTACAAGACAAACAGCAGCTTCTAATTCATCTTCACCGTCAATAACGCCAATAATACCATTCTTGCCGCTAAGTACGTTAGTTACCATGTCACGAACGGCGACATAGTCCATCTCAAACAAACCATTCTCTTCATGCATCAATGCAAGAAGGTCCATGATGTTATCGGCATCGTCAACGGTAGCTAACCTAACGTTATAGTCCATCAATCTCTCCTTGGTCCGGGTAACTTGCTAAGGGTCTTAACAAGGTGCTTACGAACGTGCTTAACAAAATCATCCAACATATTGTGGCCTTTATCGATGTCGCCACCGCCGTAACGAGCCACATCATCAGGATCGATAACATATTCTCCTCCAGCCGCAATGATTGGAACTGGGCGGCGATTGCCCGACATAATAGGACCGCCACTTGCTGCCTTTTTATTTGGTAAATTAATCTGACCTAGATCATTGGTTTTAAACAATTCTTTCATTGAGCCATATTCACCAAGACTTGGGCGAACCAAAGATTGAAACTGCGGGGCTTTATTTGAAGTGCCAAAAGGACCACTGGCAAACATATTACCCATCAACCCAGTACCGGCGATATCTTCACCACTAACACCAGTTTCTATATCACCCGGAAGAACGCGAGTGCTTTCTAAGAGTTTAGGCTTTTGGCTGATAGTGATTGATGTTGAGCCGCCACCCGCTTTATGTGCTGGATGACCGGCAAACATGTGGTCAACAACCTTTGAACCAGCCATCGTGTTGCCTTCACCCAACGCTGAGACAATGTCAGCAGGGAGGACATACGAACCTTCACGCACATGCATTGGTAGGTGATCCGTGCGACCGCCTACAGCCATGTTAATAAGGCCTGTATGGCATGGAGTTGCCTTTTCACGCGCAATCTTGTGAGCAGCATCAATAACGCCGCCAGAAGCCATTTGCTGGTCATCTTGGCTTGGGTCATATACTGTTGGGTTTTTCCCCGGAGTTTCATATGCACCGCGAACAAACCGTTGAGTTGTGTTCATGTTGACCGGTTCCCAAATACGGGAAACATAATCAGGATTGAGATTAGATGTGTCAGCACCGACCCCAAGGCGTTTAAAGCCGCCGCCACCATTTTCGCCCCGGTCAGGCTGCGTATAGTAAACCGCTTGCTGAAGTTTTTGGCCGGGGAACAAACGTTTAGCTTCCGCCAACGATCCGGGACCAGTATCTTCATCCTGCTGTTGGTTTGCATCAGGCGTTACATCGTGTAACGGGGGTTTAGGTTGAGGGCGAGCCTTAGGTTGAGCCTGAGGCGTAGACGACAAATCGTTAGGCCGTGGAATAGGCAATGGAACATTTGCACTAGAAGGGTCAATTGGCGCAGTAACTGCTCTTGACACATCTGCATTAGGCGGGATTATTCTTGGCTGCACTGGCCCCGGAGTGGCTCGATATACAGCAGCATTTGGAATAACGCGAGGTCCAGCTTTCCGATCCACAGCACGAATAAAACGAGGATCAGTTTCATACATGTAGCTTGTTGTTGAATCGTGGCCCGTATCGTCTTCCGTATCCAATCCAAGAAGCGTTCTTTGCAATGAATCAGTTGGTTCTTGACGAATTGAAGAAACGTCAGGAACGCTTGGCCTAGATGGCATATCTAAAGGCGGAAACGTTCCCGGTCTGCTCTTCATAAAAGAAGGCGTAGGAACAAAGTTTTCGGGCGGTGTATACGATGGCGGAACAGATCGATGTGTTGGGTAATATGGAGGAATGTCCGGTCCGGGGGTGGCGCGGGACACATCAAAATTTGGTGGGATAACAGAGGGTGTTGTTCCCGTTCTGTTCCTTGCAAAAGATGGCAAAGAAAAATCACCGCCCTCGTCTGGACGGTTAGGCATATTTGAACGCTGGGGATAGCTTGGAACTACGTGTGATCTGGATGTATCGCCATACCTATTCAAATACTCATAATTCGTTAAATCATTATGAGCCGTTTCGTTTCTCCTTAAAAAGTGAGACAGTTGTTCTTGAATTGGCAATTTGGGGTCTATTTTGCTACGGTATGGGTTTTTGAACCCAAGCATTTCAAAAAGATTTTGATAAAAATCAACCATCCCTTGTGGAGGGGTTGGATAACCATCGTTGTCTACTGCCTTAACCATTGCCGCCTCCGTAATTCCA